AGTAGAAGGCTCCGATTGAGGCTTCCAAACTTTGAGCCATATATTTTATTTCTTCTGCTGTAACTCTTTCCCCTGGTCGTTGAACTGCTTGGTTAAGTAGGAAAGCAAACTCTAGTCTCTGCTCTATACGCTCGATCATACTCATTGTGATTTGTAGATCGGCCTGCTTCTGTGCCTGAATGACAGTCACATCTGCTGCGTTCCCTTGAACGATAGCCCCATTCGCTGCTGACGACAGGGTTTTAGGTCGGGTTGTACCGTTGGGATTTACAAGGAACAGAACCTTAGAGGCTGCTGCTGCTGCTTCGATTGAAGCTTGGTATAAAGATTCAAGTGCAGTCAAGTCGCCATAGTATTTTTCGACATGACTTCTTCCATACTCTTCTCCACTTTCAACTCGCTCATACCTCAACACAATCCAAGGACTTACATCCATTGGACACATGCCGTATGTGTTGGGTATCTCTTTACCTTTACACTCCTGATACCAGCGAGTGATGCCGTTCTCAGTCTTAACACATGTATGAATCTTCACTGTCTTCTTGACTGGGCCTAGCTTCTCGTCTTCCTCTTCTTGTTCAGGGAAGAATCCATCTGGCAATGCTTCAGGATATACTTCTTCTTCTATCAAGATCTCAGTCACATGATCCATTGGATCACGGACGACACAATAGTTTTGTAAATGTATAGTCCTGATCCTGTCTTCTTGTATGTAAAGAAGGACGTTACCTGTAACTAGCAACTGTTGAAATGCTTGAGCAAGCGATGCTCTTGCACTCATAGTTTCTGCCATCATCATCACAGCTTGCTCTACCTTTACCAATGCTGTGTCGAGTTCTGTCTTAATCTCTGGCCCTTGTTCTTCTATTCTTAATGCAAGACTGTCAATCTCTAGCTTGAACCAAGGAGTATTAGGAGGGAAGAGAGTTAAGTTTAATTTATTTTGTAAGTTACTAACACCCATTGCACCTGTTGATTGCCAAGGTGTCTTAAGTTTTCCATGATCTCCCATGTTGGAGTCAGGGCAGGCAGCAGGGTTAGTTACCTTTGCACAATCTCTAGCTCTTTGAAGGAAAGGATCACGGTTAGTTTTTAGTTGGTCGTATCTACCAGCAAGGGTAGTACCTTCCTTTTTATCTTTAGCTCCTTTCCCTGGTGCTAGATCAATAGGGTCAATGCTTAAGTCCATTTATGTAGGGATGTAAAGACTCTTAGCCGCATGTGCTGACGACTTAGTTGGTGTTGGTGCTTTGTCGGGTGGGTTTGTGTATTGTTTCTTTCCACCACCTTTAGCCCACCTCTTAGAATCTAGTGCTGGTGCTGCTACTCCTGCTGTCTTCTCTGGTGGTGGAGGTGGTGCAGCTTGTGACTGTGCTTTTTGTTCAGCATATCTAGCTTGGTTATCTGCTCTACTTAATTCAAACTGTCGCTTCTGTTCTTCCATCTGCTCTTTCTGTAGAGCAAGGTTCTCTTCGTGTCTTTCGTCTGCTTTCTTTTTGTCTTCTTCAGAAGGCCCTTTAGGTCCACCACCACACATGGCTAATCTCTGTAGTTACTTAATAATAGCTTGATATTACTATGAGACTATTCCAAGTGTTCGTATGTTTCCTTCTGGCTTGTACTTATTTGTAGTGTAACCCTTCCTTCCTTCACCTGAAGCTTGAGATCTGTCTTGTAGTTTTTGTGCTTTGTCTGCTGCTGTTGTACTCTTCTGGCTCTGATCTAAGTTGATGATTGTATTACCACCACCTGCTCCACCCGTTGTTTGAATAGGAGGCTTTGGTGGTGTGTAACCAGCAGGAACAGGAGCACCTGACAAGGTTGTTACATATCCTCCACCCCAGTTAATAGGTACTTCTTCTCCGATTCCTAGCCCAAGGTTAGTGTCTTGTATGGTGTGATCTACTCCTGAAGGAGTATGTGAAAGTTTTCCGTCTACAACTGTGAAGCCTTGGTTCTTAATACCAAACTGATTGTTAGCAATAGCTGCTTTACCTCCAGGGGTTTCAGCCCATTGAGCAATGCTTAGTTTGTTTGGATCATTAGCTGCCAATGTAAATTGACTTGCGTCTACATTTTCTAAACCAGTAGTGGGGTATTGAAACGTCTTCTTACCTCCGTGGTCTGATATGTAATTATCCATGTGATAGTCATGGCCTACGACTGAGCCACCAACACCAGTGTCAAAAGATACTGGTGTTATCCTGTATCCCCCAGGTGCTGTTGCATCAGGCACGTACTGCCATGAATAAGGTGTAGCTGTATTACCTGTTGCTATTTTATTTCCATCATCATCTAATACAAACTCACCATCATCATCTATTTGGTATTGCGTAGCAGTCTTTGTACCAGTTGGATTTAAGTTTGTTGCTGGATCAAGGTTTAAATATACTTCTTTAGTCGTTATGTCACCATGATCATCAACATTTGTCTTGATTTCTAGTGGGTTGCCATATCCTATTGATCCAAACTTCTTATAGTTTTGGTGGCCTGTGTTTGCTTTTATGTTTTCACCTATATCAAAATCCGCAAGCTTACTAGCTGTATCAAAAGAATAATTACCACCAGCATCACTCATGTAATGGTCAATGCCTTGAGTCTTTTCATAGCCCCACCACTCAAGTCCCTCTTGCCCTAACGTATTACCTTGATATTCTCCATACATTTTATTTAAACCTTGCGTATAGTTTTCTAAGTTTGATGAACTTAGCTTGGCAGACCAGTCCTCATCTCTCATGCCAGTTGCATATTCATTAGGATCATCTGCTGTGAAGTTAGTTGTGTACCAATCAGCAGTGTCGTCTATCGTGTTATACCCTGCTGTACCTTCAATAGCTGTCTTAGTTATCCCAGTCTTTGCGTAAACTTTACCTTCTGTACTTGCTCCAATATGTTTATTAGTAGCAGCAGTCGCAGCAGCTTCAGCTTGGGCTGCACTTTGACCTGCTTCTATAGCTTTTTGATAATCAGATTCCCAAGTCTTTACCCAGTAATCTTTACCTGAAGCACCAGCAGTTCTGCCTAGATATTTTGAATATGCTGCATCAACAGCTTCGCTTGCTGTAGCCATTACTATTCGACATTGTTCTGCTCATTATATACAGATCGCAACATTCTTACTAGCTCTACCTGTCCACTGTACCTCCATATCTCTCGGTCATGGGCATCTATTGATGGGCATCTATCAGGGTAGATCTCTTCTAGTTTCCTGATGAGAACCTCATCTATTGGAGGCCAGAGTTCTTCATCAATCATGTGGTGGGTGGTTCCCAGAGGGATACTTCTTGCTTATGTAAATTGTACTCGCCATGTCTCAAGATTCTAGTAAGTCGTGCTGAAAGTAATGCTGATTTGTATGTAAGTTTTCTCTTCTCGTACGCACCTATCACCTTGTCCCACATATCAGAAAGGGTTTCGGAATCTCCCAAAATTTTTTCAGCAGTTTTTGGCCCGACACCTACCAACCCAGGTATGTTGTCGCACCTATCACCACATAAAGTTTGCACCATCCAATTTCTGTCTGCCCTCTTTTCAGAAATGGTTTCAAGTTCTCCATTCCTCAGAAGAATGCAGGGTATGGTCTTCATATCTTTGTCGGCTGAAACTATGACACGGGTAGGGTGTACCTCCTCGGTTGCAAGTATGCCCATCACATCATCAGCTTCAAGGTTGGGATAGACAGCGACATCGTGATACCTTCTCACTGCTTCAGCTACATCTTTAAATGCCAAGGGTTTACGCTTGCCTATTCGATTAGCTTTGTACTCGTTATATACCTCATGTCTAAAGGTGGGATAGTCAGAGAAGCACATGATGATCTTGCCTCTATCACCAGTGATGGACTGGTATTCTTCTAGCTTCATAGCTACATAGTCCAACGCATCACATTCATCTGATACAAGTACATGCTGGTATTCGTTGAACTTGTAGTCTTTCTCTGCTGCACAGCAGGCAGAGTAAACAAGCATGTCAGCATCTATTAGTAGAGTCATTGGAAGAAGTTTGTTTGTTGTACTAAGCGACCAGTCTTCTCGTCATATAACAAGGTATCGACAGGGCCAGTCTTACCTGAATACCTGTTCTTCATTACTGCTAGTTGCAGTTGTGATCGTTCACCTGCATCGGTTGACTGTTGGTTTCTGGAGCAGGAGATACATAGATCAGATAGCTGTAAAATTCCTGAGCTGCCCCTCAAATCAGAAGGGCTGACAGTTTGCCCTTCTTCATGTGCCTTGCCTTGTGGCCTGCGTAAATGAGATACAAGTATGAGTCCTACACCTGTCGCCTCAACACATTGCCTTAGCTTGGTGCATATCACATCCAACGCTTTCCTCTCATCCAGTTCAATGCCAGAAATAACAAGGGTAAGGTGATCAAGTATTACTACATCAACTTCTTCTGCTGTAGCTAAGTAAGTAACCTGTTCGATTAACCTATCTCCGTCCATGCTGCCAAAATGATCGTACAAAAAAAGACGGCCTGATCCTAAGAGGGAATCGAAGGCCGACTTCAAGATGGGGATCTCGACAGTCTCATCTAAATGCAAAGGTTTGTTAAGTGCAATACCCATGATCCCTTGAAGTGTGCGTTGAAGGGATTCTTCTAGTGCTATGTACCCCACTCTCAACTTCTGAGTAAGGAAGTGATAAGCAAGTTCTTTGCATACGGTACTCTTCCCAGTTCCACTGCCAGCACAGAGAGTTATCATCTCTCCCTTGCGAAAACCGTGGGTGTAATCGTTTAGTTTTATCCACGGATAATGACAGACAGCTTTAGATCCTGGCTTAATTAATTCCTCCCATAAAGTTGAAGCTTCTTTAATACTGTCGGGTCGTGCTGGCTGTGATTTCCATAGCAGATCCTTTAACTCCTGTCCTTTACCAGCAACAAGCATGTCGTTGGCATCTTTATATGGATCAGGTATGCGACAGATAGCAGCCTTGCCAGCAGGTAACAACTCAAGTGCAACTTGACTAGCCTTTCGACCAGGTTCATCGTTGTCAAAACAGATGACCACCCATGCGAATTGCTTTAGCCATTTAAGATTTGCAGCGATAGCTTTCTTAACTGACTGTGTGCCTGAAGGTATTGATACGACAGGGAACTTGTTGCCCTGAACTTGTGAGCAACTACAGCAATCGACCTCGCCTTCTGACAAAACACAGAAGACATTGGAATCTCTTCCATGATTCTGTCGCCACTTGCTTTGACCCCACATTTGCAGTTCGCTTATGCCATCGTCAGCTATCCAAGTAAACTTCTTATCCCTGAATCGCAGGTGCTGTGCAGTTGGCAGCCCTTGCTGGTCGTTGTAAGTAGCAACGTGTACTTGCTGATCACGATGAAAAGCTTGGGTGTAACTAAAGAAGTTAAGAGTTTCGACAGTGATACCACGCCACTCTTTCTTGAATGGCTGCAAGTTTTTAAGCAGCTTGCTTGTTGACCTAACTACTGGCATTGATTCCTTTTCTATATGTTTCTTTGGTTGGATCTGGTGATCACATGCGAAGCAGTGGGAATGTCCGTCATCAAAGAGGATCATTCCCTTGGTTGTGTCGCAGTTAGGGCAT